ATTACCGCCTCAACAATAAGAACGCTTCTTACTGGGCGGGAAACTAACTGTATAAAAGGCATTCTGATTATCGGCAGGGTGCCTTTTTTGATGAAATTTTAGGGCAGCATAGCCAATTAAATTATAAAGACCTACAAGAGTGTAGGCAAGGCACCGAAACGGGGATTCTCGCAACGGTGCCTTTTTAGCGTTGAAGAATAATATAATATGGTGTATAATTATAGAAAAAATGGAGGAGATATATATGGAAATATGGCAAGGGAATGAATTAATTGAGGCTATTAATAATTTGACTAAGGCTGTGAAAGAGTTAAATCAAAATATGAGTGAAAAGATGGAAACGAATAACGAAACTATCAACGAGCTAAATACTTATGTAAAAGGCCTAATAGAAAAATAACTTAAAGAGCATCCTTCGGGGTGCTTTTCTTATGCGAATAAATAGGTGTGCCGAAAGGCGGGTAAAGTACATTCCTAAATAATAACGGAGAGGCGGGGCCGGTGGAATGATAACAAAACGACGAATAGAGGTGGTGGTTAATGGCAAGGGCACCGGATGAAAGATATGATCAAGCAATTGTATTATATAAACAGGGAACGAAATTGGTTGATATTGCAAGTCAACTAAATCTTCCTGAAGGAACTATCCGCAGATGGAAGAGTACTCATAAGTGGGATAGCGAACGCTCGGATAAAAAAAGCGAACGTTCGCATAAAAATAAAGGTGGTCAGCCTGGCAATAAAAATGCTACCGGACCACCAGAGAATAAGAACGCAGAGAAACATGGGTTCTTCACTAAGTGGCTGCCAGAGGAAACAATGGAGATCATGCAAACCATTCAGAGCTTAAATCCATTGGACATCCTTTGGGATAATATAATGCTTCAATACACAGCTATCATTCGCGCTCAAAAGATAATGCATGTTACTGGCAAAGACGAGATGATCAAAGAGGTTAAGAAAATCTATACGAAGACATCTAATAGAGAAACCAAAAAGACAAACAGCAGCACCCAAGAGGAAGAGATAGAATACGAGTTTCAATTTGCATGGGATAGGCAGGCTACATATATGAATGCACAATCCAGGGCAATGAAAACCTTAGAAGGAATGCTAGTAAGATATGATGATTTGTTACATAGGAATTGGGATAAGGCATCCGAAGAGCAAAAACTACGCATTGCCAAGCTTAGATATGAGGTTTCACAGTTATCAGGCGGAGAAAGCAGTGAAACTGGTATAAAAGACTTCCTCAAAGCAGTTAAGCCAACAAAGGAGGAAATAGAAGCGTTATATGCAGATGAAGAGGTGACGGAAGATGCCGAAGAAACTCAAGAAGAATAAATCCTTCCAATTCAAACCATTTTCACCAAAGCAACTAAAGCTCCTTAATTTCTGGAGAGAGGAATCACCTTGGAAAGATGTTGACTTAATTATAGCAGACGGATCCATTCGTTCTGGAAAGACAATAGCTTGTATATGCTCATTTCTTCAATGGTCACAAGAAACATTCGAGGGAGAGAGCTTCATCCTATCCGGCAAAACAATGGGAGCATTAAAACGTAATGTTATTAAGCCGATGCTTCAAATACTGACAGCCTGGGGATGGTCATATAACTATAATCGGTCAGAAAACTTTATCGAGATTGGTTTAAATACATATTACATGTATGGAGCTAATACTGAGGCCTCTCAGGATGCATTACAAGGTTTAACAGCTGCAGGTGCATACGGTGATGAAGCAGCGTTGTTCCCTCAATCGTTCATAGATCAGATGATTGGTAGATGTTCCGTAGAGGGCTCAAAAGTATTTTTAAACTGCAATCCGGAAGGACCGCATCATTACATTAAAGAGGAATTCATTGATAAGGTGAAAGAAAAGAATGTTTACCACTTACACTTCACAATGGATGATAACCTAACATTATCTCAGAAGGTTAAAGATAAGTTTAGGCGAATGTTTACCGGTGTATTTTTCAAGCGATTCATCCTTGGGTTATGGGTAGCAGCTGACGGGTTAATCTATCAGCAATTTGCAGATGATCCAGAAAATTATTTAATAGATGATGAGTGGTTAAAAGAGCACACAATCCTTTACGGAACAATCGGAGTTGACTTTGGTGGTACTAAATCGGCTCATGCATTTACCTTCACAGGATTTACAAAAGGATTTAAAGAAGTCGTAACTATAAAAGAATATTACAAGAAAAAGAGAATCAGCCCATCAACATTAGAGGCTGATTTTTGTGAGTTTGTCAAAGTAATTCAGAGTAAGTATAAATGTTATGAAGCTTATATGGATAGCGCAGAGCAGACACTTATAGCAGGTATGGAAGCAGCCGTCATTAAGGCAGGAATTGCAATAGACATTAAGAATGCAATAAAGGGGCCAATAAATGACCGTATTGCTTTCTATAACAGCATGATGTCACAGGGTAGATATAAGATACATAAATCATGTAAGCATCTTAAAGAGGCATTTGAGAGCGCTGTGTATGATGATAAACAAGTAACTAAAGACGTTCGTCTCGATGATGGCCAGATGAATATTGATAGCTTAGATGCTACCGAGTATTCTACTGAGAGCATCCAGAGCGATATTTTATACCTATAAAGTGAGGTGAGGATTTGACAACTATAAAGGAATTTTTAGAGAAAAAAAATTATAATGTGGCGTCGGATGATACGACATCTCACTTTGACGAGTGGTTATCATGGTATGAGGGATACGTTAAAGACTTCCATCATTACACGGTTTACAATGGCATTGAGAGCGTTGACAAAGACCGTTATATACTTGGAATGGCAAAGACCGTTTCTGAAGACTGGGCGAATTTAATTCTAAATGAAAAAGTCAAGATTTATACCGGAACTGATTTCGACAAGCAACTCGACAAGGTATTCGAATACAACAACTTCCAAGTGAAGAGCAACCAATTAATTGAACTTGCTTTTGCACTTGGAACAGGAGCGTTCGTTGAATATCTGGATGGCGAGAAAAAGGTTGTTATAGACTTTATACGCGCTGGAATGATTTACCCTTTGTCATGGGATAATGGGTATGTTAATGAGTGCGCTTTTGGTAGTTCCAGGGAACGTGATGGTAAAAAGCAATGTTATGTTCAAATTCATAGATTGAACGAGCAGAAAACATATGTAATCGAAAACCATATTATTGATGCTGAGTCTGGACAAGACTTAGAACTTGACGAAGGAATGCTTGATATTGTAGAAACCGGATCAATGATACCGCTATTCCAATTAGTTGCACCTAATCTGGTTAACAATATAGATTTAGATAGCCCTTACGGTATTTCGGTGTTTGCAAATGGCATCTCTCAACTTAAGGGTTGCGATTTAGTATATGACTCATACATGAATGAATTTGAGCTAGGCAAAAAGAAGATAACCGTTCCTGTTAGTATGGCCAAAATACAAATGGGTACCGAAGGAGTTGCGAAGCCTGTATTCGATAAAAACGATACTGTGTTTTATGCTGTTCCAGATACACGAGACAGTAATAATGTAATCAAAGAGATCGATTTTACGCTTAGGTCAGCAGAGCATGATTTAGCAATCACCAAAGTGCTTGATTTGCTTAGTTTTAAGTGTGGCATGGGTGCCGGTAGGTATAAGTTTGAAAACGGATCAGTAGTAAAAACACAAATCGAGGTTATATCTGATAAATCAGACCTATACCAATCACTTAAAAAGCATGAAATTGTATTAGATGGAGCACTACAAGGATTAGTTAAGGCTGTAGGGCAATTAACAGGGCAAGAGATTATAAATGTTACTATTGATTTTGATGATAGTATTATCCAGGATAAAGAGTCCGAAAGACAAACTGACAAGGGCGATATTGCAATCGGTGCTATGTCTTTACTTGAGTATCGAATGAAATGGTACGGTGAAACCAAAGAGGAAGCGGAAAAGATGCTGCCAGAACCAGTCATAGAAGTTATTCCATAGGAGGGATTATATGAAAACAATATTATTGCCGGTCGTCAAGCTATTAAATAAAATTCTTACGGTGGTTAATGACCGATTGGAAAAACTGATATTAAGGCGGTGATCTAATGTTTACTCCACCTGAATTAGAAAGAATGCCCCTGAAATTACAAAGGCGAATGTCTGAATTAGAAATGCGCATCATGGAAGATATCGTGAGGCGAATTAATATTAATGATGAGATAACTCGATCAGCAGATTGGCAGATGTACCGTCTTAATCAGCTAGGTGAGAGCAAAAGAGTTATTAA